TTGCTCAGGAACTTATAAATAAAGTTAAATCAAAGTGTTGCGGAATTAAGGTTTAACATAAAACAATGGGACTTTTCCTAAGTAATTATCCGTGGATATTGAGAGTGTGTTCTTGCAACATAGCTCCAACATAGGAATATTGATGTCAGAGAAGATAACTTTTGAAATTTTCTTTGCATCAGAAGCACCTGTTAATCCAAAATAATTAAACAACCTCTCTCCTATTTGCGAAATAGCAAGGCTTACAGTACCTATTCCACATCCTTCCTCCTTTAAGATAAGGGGTGCTTTCAGGTCGTAGGATATTTGTTGTATATTGATAATTATTTCTTCTATAAACCGGTTATATTTTTTACAAAAGACATTCACATAACTGTCGTTACAGACACGACTTTGATAGAAATTATCCCATGTATTCACAGGCTCTGTAATATTATCTTTGCTCATATCTCCTTTTGATTCTCAAATTATTCCTCATCAACATACACCTCTTTCTTATTGTCAGGCCAAGATTTACGAATCAGGGAAGTGATCTTCTTTCTTTGAAGTCTCTCGATAGCTTTTCTTTTGGCTTCGGCTTTATTATTAGCCGAAACCACTATTTCAAAAGCATCCAGGTCAATCGTCACTCGGTATTTTTTCATATCATTTTTCTATACTTTTTCCAGATCACTGCTTGCTGCAATTCCTTTTAAAACAGCTCCTCCAACTTCAACGCGATAAAAGTAAGAAGGCTGAATATTGTTATCTGAATCTTCAGAAAATGACGGATACACTTTCTTTACTCGACCAATTTTACCAACCATTGCCGGTTGCAAATCATTAGAGACAATTTTCACATTATCCCCAACATTAAATTTTAAATTTTCCATATTATTGTTGTTAAATTATGCAACCTTACGTTGCGTTGTTACTAATATTTTACATAATGCCTCACAAAGAACTCGTGCCATATTAACTTCTACAGCATTGCCTATATACTTTTTCTGTTCTGCTTTTGTTCCTATTAGCATATAATCTTCCGGGAATCCCATAATACGTTTCAACTCTGGAATCGTTAGCATTCTCATTTTTATATCGGAAATTCCGTACATGGCCATGAATTCCTTTATTTTTTTCATTACATCGGTATCTGTGTCGTATATCTCATATACCAGTCCTCCTGAAAACATCTTAATAAAGCTAGGTAGATCTCCCTCTCTAGATGCTTCAATTAAATATGGTGGCATCTTATCCATTCTAGCAATTAACGTAAAACAAGGTTTATCTACTGATCCGCCAGCAGAATTGAATTGAGGATTCATCAAGTAATGCCATTTACGGTTTGCAGTAATTACTGGTGCCGGTTGATTTATACTTGTGCCGACATTTTTAAAATTTGTATCTAAAATCCAAGGTTTACAGCTTACAAGACTATATTTGGGATTAACAGTGATACAGCCTAGTGGTTTATCCAGCGAAGAAGGCTTACTGTTCCCGTATTGTTGGTCAATAAATACAGAAGAAATTAATGAAAATCGGTCTTTTGTTGTTACGGTTGGTGCTGGTTCATCTACAGATTTACAAAATCCATTTCCATAATGAACAGAAATAAATGCTTTTCCGGTTAGGATATTTAAACGATTTATGCAAGCAACCCCAAGTCGATTTTGAGTAGATATTACTGGACATGGATCATCAACTCCCGGAGCATTGTACTTTCCAGCTTTACTCATTGAGTTATACTTAACCATGAAGGCATCTTTTCCACCTGCTACAAACTTAATAAGTCCTGCATAAATTCTTAATAAAGAAGAATCTACTAAAGGTGTTTTGCGACCAAAAATACTTTTTCCTTCATCATCAAAGTCTAACACATCTCGTACTGCCTTCCAGTTCTTTAATTTTTGGTCTGGCTTTTTAGAATGGGTTTGCTCCGGAAAAACAATAGGTAAACTCCCTTTCGCAAATATTCCGAAAAATCTCTTCCTGGAAGTGTAAGCTCCATAGTCTGCTGAATTTAATATTTTATATTCAAATTTGTAGCCATAAGACCTTACGTTATCCAACCATCTCAAATAAGATTTACCTTTATCACGACTAATGGGTTTACCATACTCATCCAAATCTCCCCATGACATAAACTCTTCTACATTCTCAATTTGAATATAGTCTGGGTTAATAGCCTCAATATACCGAAACAAGTGCTCTGCAAGTGTTCTACTATCTGCATCTCGTGGTTGACCACCTTTAGCCTTCGAGAAGTTAGTACATTCCAACGAAGCCCATAAAACTATCAATGCTTCAGGATATTCAGCTCTGCATTTTTGTAGGTGGGAAACTAAAGGAGATAAATTTAGTGTACGAATATCTTCTGTAAAATGAAGAGCGTCCGGATGATTAGCAGCATGACTTGCAATCGCATTTTTATCATGATTTACACATGCTATTACCTTAGCGCATTGTTCGTTCTCTAAACGGGCTTTTTCTACCCCTGTGCTGGTTCCACCGGCACCACAAAATAAATCTATATAAAGTAATTTCATTGTTTTTTCAAGTATTCTACAATATCTTCATCAGGCATGTTAAAGGTCTCTTCATCCAGATAGAAATAAATCTGTTCATCTACAGATTCTGCTTCTCGTGTACTCCAATTACCCATATCATCTAATAATTGTCGCGCTAATCGCTCGATAGATACAGTCACCTTTTCTTCATCAGGAGTATTTTCAAAGATTACTACCGTTTTTATTGGATAATCAGCACCATTCCAATCAATATAATCTGGATTTTGGCAAAACATTCCACGAATAATCGACCATATTTTTTCTGACTGAAAATCAGAATTTTGTATATGCCAGTAACATTCCCAGTATGTAAATCCGGCACTGCGTAGCATTTCCTGAATAACCGTATCAGAGGCACCATTACTTACTGCATCTTGAAGTGCACACCAGTACCCTTGATTGAAGTCAGTCAATTTTGGAGTTAATTCGACGGCCTTTACTTTTACGTTCCCCTTTTTATCAGAAAAAATTAGAGAAACTAATGTGTCATTTTCAACCGGATGAGGAGCAGAGGTGCACACTTGCATAACTTTCTTCTCGTCACTATTTACAGGATGCCATATTACCTCCGCACCTATATTTACAAAATAGTATTTATTCATATTCAATTATATCAAGATATGCTTAGCGAATCTAACAGTTGTTTTAATGGCTGTTTGTCATCTTCATTCTTAGCTGTTAATAATTTCACTTCTCTGTCAGCTAATTGATAAAATTCATCTTTTTCAGCATAATTCATAGCTTTTATATACAATTCAAAAGCGTCTTCAATAGACATGCCATCTGCCGAAATATTAGCTAACAATTCTCCCATACACACTTCGCTTTGTGTGTATTGTTCTATAATCTTTTCAAATGTTTCCATGCTGTTAAAGAATATTTTGCCACCCATACCATATCAAATATGGGTGGCGATAATATTAAATAGTCAAGGTCTTAGTCAATTCGCCTTTATAACCACGTTCACGTAACATGTTTATAAGAGCTTCGTCACTATGCAGACAATCGTTACTTTTTGCCTCGCCTGTCAACAGGCTCGGCGAAGGCTGAAATGCTGCAACCGCCCTCACCATGTGACTGCCGTACTTGTTGTAGTTGTAGAAGTGGCCATTACTAAAGTACACGGTCCAGCTGTTGTTCTGACTGTACTCACTGCTACTCCAAACCCAAGTTTCATCAGAATCTTCTGTAGGAAGTAAACATTCATCGGGACATCCAATTTCTTTCATTGCTTTGTTTATCTCATCACGATATGCGCAAAGAACTCCTAGCTCCATCAAACAAGGCAAATACCACTGGAAGCCACCTTTTTGATAGTTCCAACAACGTTTGGCAGCAGTCATTCCGTCAATACCAGCCTGTCCTTCTACAATACGTTTGGTTAGGTCCAAACCGGAGAAAGTTTGCATGGCAACGGATTCATTCTGTTCTTCAGTCAAGACCCTATCGGTGTTTCCCCATCGTTCTTGCCAGGTGTCAAACGCCAAAATACGGCTCATAAATTCTGTTGTTACGATAATGCCAATAGCATTAGTATAATTCATACCTCTTGCTCTGAAATCTGCGATTTCATACTGTTTCTTGTCGGCTCCTAAAACCGAAATAGAATGCTTTTCCATACTTGTAAATTATTATTAATATTGATTCTAGAACCACACCAATAGTCTTGGAGTCTTCCAATAAAAATTGAATACTGGGAATATCTCTTTAAGTGTGGTAGTTATTTTTCCTGTAATATTTTTCACATGTCTAATTCGCAAATGATTAGCTGTTACGATATAGTCTATTCCTAGTTGTAACCCTATTTGCGAAAGAAGCGATTTCAAGAATATTTTTATATATTGCTTTGCATCAGTAATTGAACGATAGCCAAAATCAATGTTAGCTACATACTTGATACGCTTGCGTTTCATTTATTTTTCAGCTTGTTATTAAACTTGATCTTTCCATTTTTATATAAATCAATTTTCTTTTTTCGACACTTCCGTTTTAACTCTGTCCAATATTCTGTTGGATATTGTTTAGAGTGCTTGCGAACAGGAGGAGATAGTATAGATTGTATAAGCCGCTTGCTAACATTGAACATAGCAGCCAACCTTCTTTGGCTATATCCTTCACGGGCCAAAATTTGAATAGCCTGACGTTGTTCTGGGGACAACTTAGCGCGACCATCAAACTTGGTTCCTGCCAACTTGATATTCTCAATTTTCAATGGCATATTTATTACTGTTTTAATGTGAATAGATTTTATTGTTTTATATGGTGTGAATAGTTGTCCACTTTAACCATTGTTTAACACAAAAGGCTGCTCTATTTTGTTAGAACAGCCTTTGCTTTACAGACATCACTTTAACTATGGTCGATTGTACCTTAGTCCGTCTGTATGAATAAACCATTTCTTCAAACTTCCGTCTGGCTTCTGAACTTTTTCAATATCCACTGTTAACCAATGAATAGCTCCCTCACCGAACTTGATTTCCCTTTTGGTTGGGTGTCTCCAATAATCAATCGTCTTTTTATGTCCCATATTAATCATCGTTTATTGCCACTGATTTCACCTTGTCCGTAACAAGCATGTATTCCATGACAATTTATGACCTACAAACACAAATATATTCCTCAGCAATCTTATATTCTTCATACCGTCCATCCCAAGAATTAAGTACCGAGCACCAACCATCCTCACTTATGATTGAATTCAACCAATCACTCAACGAATCGGTAGTTCTTTGAGCCGCCACAGCTTCACGCCATAAATACGCGTATTCATCATCATTATGTACTCTATCACTAGCTATATTGGTCAGTTCATCTTCTGTGCCAATATAATAATCAATACCATTTGCACAGTATAGTTGTTCACCATAGGAACATTCTTCAAATGTATCATTCAAATCACCGAATGTACATCCTAAATGTACTCCCAAAGCTACGAAGCGTTTTGCTTCATCTTCGTCACATTCACGTAAATCCATTACTTGCTGGATAATTTCTTCTGTGGCAACAAACCCTTTTTCACCCATGTCAAAAACTGCTTCCAGTTCTTCTGTTAACGCAGTCTCTTCTTCTTCAACAAGATCACAAATATTATTTATAATCTCTTCAATATTATCTGGAAGCGGACTGGATAACCAGCCATTACCATATTTATATCCATTATCTACATATAAGCCTTTTATAGCAAGAAAGAAACATTTTACGTTGTAATCTGAAGATGTATGGAAGTATTTGTTTGACAATCCAAGGATATATTGAATGGGATTATTCCTCATTTTCTCATAAAGCACATTTCTCACCTGTATTATAGCCGCGTCACTAATATTAAAATTCTTAACAATAATCTGAAAAGAAATATCATCAAACTGTTCACGGTAATGCTCATTATATGTTTTAAACAACTCCACAAAGTAATTGTAGTCGTTAACATATTGCTCGCCGTTTAAATATTCATCTTGACGAATCGTACCGCCAGACATACCACCTAGATGATATTTGTTCCAAAATTCCAGAAGTTTCTTTTGTCCTTCTGTACGAGGAATTATATGATCGTAGCATTGCCCGGCACCCATACCTCCAGCTCCACATACCGAAACACTGAAACTTTGTTTAAATTTTTGCAATGTTTCACGGTTTATACGAGTAGATTCTTCCTTATAAACCTCAAAATCTACAGTCCAACTGTTTTTATTTTCGTCCCGAAATTGGACGGAACGTTTGAATATTATATCGTTTCTCATAATCAATCTTTCTAATTTTATTTTCATAAACCAGAGGCAATGCACCTAAACTGGTTTATGAAAACTGCCTTGATTAAGTTATTTACGCCATTCCTTCATTTTAGCAACCACATCAATGTTGTTGTCATCTAGCATTTTCTTCAACATACCAATCAAACGCCAACCTTCTCTATTCTCATACAACTTTGCCTTCTTATTCAAAAAGGCAAGGGACGCGTTTTTACCTAATGTTTTTCCATTGTCATCTATGATAACACAATTATGAAAACGAATCATGTTCTGCATCGTAAAGAACGCTCCAGATCCTTTGTAAGCATCTAGCCATGCTGCATTTTGAGGAGTATCCCAATGCATTTTGATACGCCTTTTATTGAACTCCTGCACCGAATGCCAAAGTTCATAAGTGTTTTCGGAATGTTGTATTTTATGTACTGCAAATAACAATGGCTTGATTACTTTTTTATCAAAATCATCCACGAAAATATTTTGACCATTTATGCGTTTATACGGTATCCCTTTACATTTTCTTAATTTCAACTCATCAAATCTCTTTTTGAGTTTCTCGATATAGTCCTTTGCCATATCTAATACCACTCTTTTGTTGAACCAGCGATTTCGATCTCTGAAATTATCAACATCACCATTCTGCATCATTTTGTGCTGGGCGTACAACTCGTTATTTAACATCTTCCACTGATATTCATATCCCATACTATGAATCACCTCTGAAACTCCAATCGGCTTATAAGCACCGTGGGTATTGGTGGCTATATAAATTATGCGGAACATCTGTGCCATTACCCAACGTCTGAATAATTGGCGATTAGGAATTGTGCCTTGAATTATAATGGCCTGGAAGATTGGATCATCTTCTTCCAAGATACTAATGACACCATCTCTTTTTGAGGCTATAAACTCCAAACCATCTGCACTTTGCATTGCAAAAAGCTCACTAACATCAACACCGGCTTTCTTTAGAGCTTCAATACGCTCCTTAGCTTTGGTTTGATTAGCTGTAAGCGTAAACTCGGTACCACACTCAGGACATTCAAATTTTAACTGTTTCATAACTTATTAATAATTTAATTTTTAGTCTGATTATTTATTTCTCTACTGTAACCCAGTTTTTGAGAATTACTAAATCTCTATCTTTGTTGCTTTGCCAAAACCATTTACCCATTTTATTAGCATCCCAACCTATACCCAATATTATTTGACAGAGAATGTATAATTCCAATTCGACTTGTGCTATATCTCGACCAACTCCAAACAACATGTCTTCATCCTCCAAATCTTTATCAGACAAAGCTTTAAAGTATTTTCGGTTTTTACATTCACTCATTGTTGATGGAATAGAATGTTTATATCGAGTATATAAATGCTCTACATTAGACAGAAACTCATCAAGAGAAGCGCATAATTCCACACCTAAGTTTCCCTCATACTGCGAATTCTGTATAATATATTGGCCATTAAGTTTGAAACTTCGTGTTTTAAAATCTACTTTAAACTTGGTTCCGTTCTCTACAGCCTGTATTGATTCTTGATAAATATTTTTCATAATGTTTACTTTTGATTTTATACTCAAACCTTTGACACATTTCTTTAAAAGCCTGATATTAACATCCAGAATACGCCGGAATAAAGGTTTATAAAACCGTAGATGCCGGCGTAATTGTCGGATAGTTGTTAAACGCAAGGTTCTTGTATAAATGAAAGTTGTGTTACTTATAAAACAGCCCCCATTTAGCGTGACACATGTCTATATGTTTATGATATATACTGTATCAAGTAAGATACCCGCGTAATCCTAGGTCATACATAGGATGACCGTCATCACGCGGACATCATATCTTGTCCAGTATGTTAAATTACTAAATCCCAGACTGTAAACTTTGTGTTAAGTAATAAGTTGTAATTCTCAAAATATTGGCACATTTCTATACTTATTCGATTTAGAGCTGGTGTGATCAGGAACGGACCAGGACAATTAGTACTCGGTCCTTCCTGATATATAACCAGCTATATAAATGATATTTCTTGAATTACATATCTGTGCTAAATAGTTATCCTCATAATACTGATACATTACTTTACCCAATAGATGTATTCCGGTTGGATATTCCTGGAGCAGATGAGTTATCGACTCATAGATCCAGGAAGCTGCTCACCGGAACAGTAAACAAATGTATTCCTTGAATAACTTCGAATGTATTTCGCTTATTTTACAAGTCCTCAAATGAATGGCACATCACTTTACTCTCATGATAATTATAAATATGACCTGATCGAGAACCTGAGGTGAGAGGCTATGCAGCCTTGTAACCTCCGGTGAACGATCAATAGTTCATACTTTAGAATATGAAATTTTCTTCTTGAACTTGCCTGCTGTGCTGCTTTATAAACCCTCATAACAATCGACACATTTATTTATCTTCATTGATATAATCCAGATGATTATATGGTACCCGGAGTAGATACTGAAGGATGTAATCCTTCAAGGATAGAATCGGGGTACCTAATATATAATCTGGATATTAAACACTTGTTCCTCGGATTCATTTACTGTGTGTTCAGATTGTAGTTACAATATTGACACTAAAGTATTGTACGCTGCTCTTCTGGTCAAAATAGCATTCTGCATACAACCTATTGTCAAATAACCTTCAATTTCTTTACTTTTAGATTTATTTCGATTAGCCTTTACGTTCCGACCAATGCCTCTAACAACACAACCATCCGGCTTATCCTTAACATAGCCAAGGCCACCAACTTTATGTTTCCCAGTTTCAACGGCTCTAAGGCAATCCATTACGAATTTATTCAATTCATTAATATCAACCCGAACATTACATACTGGAAGGGTCTGAGTCGCCCAACTATATTCTCCATTGCCTTTATATAAATATCGGTTAACCGAATCCACAGCCTTCTTCAACGTAATACCACGTTTTCTGATGGTTCTTGATTCTATTTCTTTCTGGAAGGTTTTAAGACGATTGGGAGAGAAAGAAATCATACTTCCCTTAATGCTGAAACCTAGAAATTTGAACCACTTGTCCATAGTCAGGTACTCTACTTTCTTGGGATTCAAATTCATTGATTTTTCGGCCAATCTCTTTTGTAAAATGGTCATAGCCTTTTCATAGTCCGGACCAACGAACAACATATCATCCGAATACCTTACGTAAAACCCATTCAATTGGGACAGTTCATCATCTAGGCTATATAGCAACACGTTGGCTAACCAGCTTGCTACTGCGCATCCTTGTTTAAGTGATTGATATTTCTCATGCAGTTCGTTGTTCTCATCGAAATACAATCCGCAATGATAGTATTTTCTTAATACATCAATTAACACAGAATGACCACACTTAGCTTCCACTTTATCAAAGGCTGCGTCAATAAACTGGATAGGAACAGAGTCGAAATATTTACTTAAATCAGACTTCCAGCCCACATAACCATCACTTTTCATGTTAACAATTGTGTGACTTACTTCCAAAACCACTTTACCACAACCAATACCGACCTGATAAGATTTACAAGCAGGATGAATCATCTCTGGCATTAAATCAAATAGCAAATCATTCGCGATGCTTAGGATTATACGATCAATAGGTTCGTTGACATATACAGTACGAAACTCTCCGTTATCCTTCGGAATTTGTGCAATATGTGGTGGTGTTATTTGATATTTACCATTCAACATAGCTTCTGCCATACGAATTCTGGTTGGTTCTTCTGTCAGTTTGATAAGTTCGCTCTTCCGAATATCCTTCAGAACGCCTTTCTCAATTGCTTTTGTCCATCTATTAATGTCGAAGAACATTGTAAGAATCTTATCTTTCATTTTATATCTCCTTTCTTTTTGAGTTGTTCCTTATATCTCCTGTGCTCACGAATTGTTGCTGCCCATTCTGCTTTTGTAGGTTTGTATCTCCCCTCTGCTTTACGTTGTTTTAAACTCTCTTTGTTTTTCAAATATTTGTCTGGGCAACAAATAAATTGAATAAGACGCTTGCTCACTCCAAATATTTTAGCAAGTTTAGAGTAACTGATTAATTGCTTTTCTCTCAACCATTTTATATATTCTTTTTGGTCTGGAGTGAGCTTTATTCGTCTATCATATTGGGTTCCAGCGATACGAATCTTTTCTGATTTATACGGCATCGTTTTTAGGATACATTAAATCATCGTGTAAATTGTTAGGACATCGTTCATCAAACCAATGCCAAACATCAATCTTTGAGGTTCCGACCGGGAAGTTGAGAAAGTCTTCTTCAATCTCATCATCGTTATTGACCGGGATGTCTCCAAACATTTCCCATAATTCTGAAAGGGTGCATAATTCTACATGCTCTTCACAAATGCCACACCAGCAATCTTCTTCCTCAACTGAATCATTATAGCTGATTTCATCTGTGTTTGGATTTACCCATGCTCTTTCTTCAACATTATTACTTCCACATTTGGGGCAATACAATGTGTCTAATGACCTTATCCCCTTCTTTTTAAACACTATGTCAAACTGTTTGAGATTTGAAAGTTCGATGAGAACCATTTCTGTAATAAAGGCTCTCATCTTATTAATCTGTTCATCTGATGATATTCCCCATATATTAGCCGCAGCTTGTACTGCATTTTGCATGGAAAAACAGATTTGAGTCCAGTCATCGTACTCTTTTTTATCTTCGAGGATTTCATGGATTAGCGTTTTCGCTTTCTCAATGTATTCTTGATTGAATGATTTTGATGTTTTCATATCCTATTGTATTAAGTTCTTCTAACAATGACCGATATTCTTGTTCAGTAGCTAAAGGCCAATTTTTCAGAATGTCAGGAGAGCAGCCGGCGTGTTGTCCGATGTGCATATAACTTGTCAATTTAGTTTTGGACCTATCCCAAAATTCATTCACAAATACAGCACATATTTCTCCTTCTTCTGGAGATTTTACGAAAGTTATTTTTATTTCATTTTTCATACATATCAATTATTGTTATACCATTCTATTTCAGCATCATTTGCTTCACGATACAGCATATATACACCACCAATAGTTGAGTTGTAAATAAGGGTGTATCCATCCTTTTGATGTACGGAATCAGTGCCATTATTCACCCACCTTGGTTCTTCGCTGCGAATATCATCGTCAGTCCATTCATCGCTATCCCATTGCTTCAGATAATCAATAACAGCTTCTCCATTCGCATCGGTAAAAACAGTTCCATACCCTTTACCATCGTATAGTTTATCACATTCGTCCAGCATGTCTCCGTACTGGACATCAATGACAATTCTATAAAGCTTTTGATTTCCCATTGAACTTAAATGCGGCATAACTATCTTTTCTTATTGCGTTTACGATCTCTTCTTATTTGTTTCTTGTTGCGCCCACTTTTAGTGGACGAACCTTTATATGTAGGAGGAACCCGTCTCCACGGAGTCGATTTCTCTTCATAGTCTTCTATTCTTTCAAAATAGACCGTAGGTGGATTTTCAAATAATATCATATTCATTTTTGCACCGTTTTGAGGGTTAATATTTCTTCCCATGCATCTTCTCACGGAGTTCGTTATATCTCATTTTTTGTTCGATGTGCCAAAACAGATCTATTTCAAGATGCTTTGCAAGTCCAAAAATTGATACTATCATATCATTTACAGTTGTAGGAAAATCAAATAGTCCATCATATCTAACAGGAAGCGTGGAAATAGCATATATAGTCTCTGTAAATGTCTCACTGACACAAGAGTCAGCAGAATCATCTATAACATCTGAATTAATATCCTTCATTGCAGGTTCAAGGCTTATCCCTCGAAGCCCAGCCAAATCAAGTAGGTGAATAACGGCATCAGCTAACTCTTCCTCTATTGACCCTTTGATTGTTTCATTGTATGCAACTTCGTAACCGCGCTCTTTGGGAATGTCAGGGTCTAACCCTTGACAAATACGACTGGTTGAGATTTTCTTCTCGAACCAATCAACATTAGCACGCTTTCCCCTTCTATCTGCTTCCACAGCTTCCATAAGTTCAGATATTACAAGACAAAGAAAATGTTCATTACTCAATTCCTGATCGTGAAACCCGTGCCCGCAGGCAGTTCTATATGCTTTGTCTCTTAATTCATTTAATTTCATTTTACTCATCCTTGTAATGCTTAAATATATCTATCCAATTCCTTTTCTAATAATTCTCCATCTATTTCAGGAAACAGCCTCAGAACTAAATCCAAAGATTTGCAATAATTGTTACTGTATTCTTCAGTATCCATTAATCGAAGTACCATAGAACAAAAGATACTTTTTGTGTCTTTTAATTCGCCTCTCATCAGCAATTTTGATAGTTCGATAATTTGACCAGTAGGATTATGAAAACTTCCGTTTATATATTGAAAAATTAGTCTTCCTTCAAATTGGCATATTTCACAATCTAGTTCACAATCAATGTACTCTATTTTACCATTTATGAATTCACAATAAACACATTCACTATTAGAAGCAAATAAAATTGCAAAATCATAGATATCATCACTATTACCTACAATTATTGAAGTAGATTCAAGAGTTTCCGAAACACCATTATTCCACTTTGCATCTTCAATAAGTTCCCTCACATATTCTTGAACTCTTGTGATGTTCTGCTCTATTAAATCTTTTTTACTCATAATTTCAATTCAATTAAGTTCGATTATTTTTTTGCAATATTCTCCCAAAAAGCAACGCCTTCAGGAGTACCATTAAAAGGGAATGAGATAGCTAGAAATCGATGAAAACAGCAATCAACATCTAACAAATTGTTCACCCGCTCTTCATTTGTCATTGAGAAGTCAGGACACTCAATATTAAATGTATCATTTGCTCTTTCTGTGTTATATTTCCATTGATTGAAAATACCTAGTCTTTCTAATTTTTCTATTTTTTCATTCCTCTTCATGTTGATTGACTTTTAATGCTTTACGTCTATAAAGGTAATCGTTATTGACAAGTTTAGCAAACAGAAACTTCGCCATTTTAACGCCATTTTAATCAGTTTTTTTCTTCAACAATTCACGTCTAAATCTTTCCTCTAAATCAAAAATGGTTTCTCCACTATTACGACGATAGGGCCTATCGGTATTTAACTGAAGTTCTTTCAGCTTTTTCCAATACCATGGAAGGTACAAATACATATTCTTCAACTCCTTCAAGTTCTTATTTCCACAACACCAGCAACTCACACGATCAAGTAGCTCATATAGCCTTACTCCATCCTCATGCCAAACAAAGCCTTTTGTGTAACAATACTGGAGTGCATCTGCTTCAGTAATGCCCCAATCACGAAGTGGTAAAACCCGATTTGGTCGTTTTTCCTTTTCAAAGCGATGGGTCTCATCGGCAGCAATACCGACATAATCAATTCCGTCTTTTGTGTGAGCTTTCAATGCACGAAGTTTTTCACTCGTTCCCCACCGGCATGTTCCCCCACACCAACTATATCCTTTTTTATGGATAATATTGGTCCCTCTTTTCTTAACCGGCCTTTCAAACATTGTCCAAAGAAAAGGTTGCTCTGGATGCAGTTCTGTATATTTAATGCCAAGTTTTTTAAGAATTGGAAGAACAGCATCACGAGTGTTATAGATTGCCTGAAATTCCATACCTGTATCATAGAAAACGACTTCATCCAACTGATATCCTTTATCTATTAGCATGAAAAGCATTGCCAAGGAATCCTTTCCAAAGCTGACTGAAGCATAATATTTCATACAAAAAATTTAATAGACAAGTCACTTTTTCTTCTTTGCCCTCTGATTATTAATCTGTGACATACACATACGGCACCAGGAAGTCAACAAATGATATTCCTTACCTTTTCTCACCACTATACGATTGTAGAACCGGTTCAAGTAGAAGTAATTTCCGCAATGGGTACATCTTTTCATTTCACGTCCTGAATCATCTATAATCCGATTACGCGGCTTACGACGAATTAGAGTACAACTTTTACACTTCTCATCAGTTTCGCGGTGCCGCCGGCAATGTGATAAGGATTTTGCTCCACATTTAGCAAACACCTTACAATCTCTACGAGGTATTGATTGACACACATTCATGGCTTCCTCGCATTCAAGAATTTATTTACTACACGAGAAAGTACATCCTCATTCTCCGGCATCAGCCATTCTTTTGCAACGTTCCAAGCAATACTCATAGCAGGATTGAAGTTATCCTTCCTGACTGTGTGATGAGACAAACGTCCTTCAGTGGGCTTCAAACCCTTATCATGTAAGATACACAGTCCATTCTCGAAAAAAGCACAATACTCCTTACCAGCAACGGGCTGAATCATCGGAATAGCAATATTAATAACCCCTAAGAATATACCAGCAGCCCAGTTCGTCAACGCTAACCTGTCGGCATAACCTGCATCAATAATTCGTTCAATATCATCAGGAGTACCTAAACATGGCGTATGACATTGTTGTTTACAAACACTGCATGAGCATTGTACAGGTACACGACCTGAAGCCCTCATTACCCTTTGTAATGAGGTTTCTTTTGATAATTCTCTCATAGTAAATTATTTGAGATACTACAAATTATTAAACATCGCCCCACAGCTTTACTGCAAGGTCATAATTTTTTTTAGCCTCTTTTACTGCTTTATTGGCATAAGCCATAGCGTATGTATGCTCGCGTCGGTACTTACCGGACTTCAATCCTTCGTGATATTCTTTTGCTTGTTCCAACTTATGTTCGTAGAAATCTATACTTTCCGGCATGGACAAGTTTATCGTATTAGCCCTTTTTTCCCAATACTTCGCAACTCTTTCATGTTCGGCAGCCTTATCGCTAAACTCAACGCTTTTCCCCATGTTATTCCAGGCATCATCTATCATTTTGCGATGTCCTCGTTCGCTGTGGTGTCCAACTTTGATAGGCTCACCCAAAGAAAGGAAATCACGATGCTTATTTGATTTCTGAAAATACTCATTACTTTTTTGTACTGCCGATGACGCCCATTCATGCCTGCGTTCCGCTCTTTGCTTAGCCCATTCTTGAACATTAAAGCCGTCAGCTCTAACGATGGAATAATAGTAAAACCCATCTTTTTCGAAGATTAGGTTAAATACTATACTTTCGTTCTCCTTACCATACCTGGTGGTAACTTCAATAGTTTCACCTTTTTCGTGCTTCTCATCACACTTTGCCAAAAATACATTTGGCGCAAATTTGTAATACGTGTTCATTTTTTTAATTAAATTGGTTTGACTTATATGAAAAATGAGAAACCACAGCTACTTAGCCGTGGTTTCATCATTAAATAACTTTGGTTGACTGGGTTGAACCAAATCATCGAATAAACCAGGAACACGAGGTTGTAACGCCTTGTATTCTTCCTGAAAGAATTCTTCTTTGGTTCTCCCATGTTTTTTACCCTTTCGTGTATGTACATCGAAAGTGTAATCTGGAATAGGAATAGGGTAACGCCTGACATCATTTATCCACTTTTCTATATCAATATCCTTTCTATCATAGATGAAGTTTTGCAAATGATCCGCATCACGATTCTTTCTACATTCACAAAGGAGAATAACAGCTTTACTGACAAATATCCTCCCTTTGGGTTCAGTAGCAGTCTTGTTTACCAGCTCATGCCCCTGCCACAATGCTTCTATCTCTTTAGTAATGATTCCATAGCAATCTTCAGCACTAATGGTAAACAGACGCTTCCACACATAGTCGCGGTACCCACTCGCCCAAAGTTCCAATGCAAAAAAGCCGGCTACCCCGGTGTCGGCTCGCCTAATGGCTTTCTGCATTGCAGAACTCACCTCAAAGAAATCATATCCGCAAACTGTTCTTATAATCATAATTCTAATTTAATGGTTTGACTTTTAGTTTATTACGTCAGTAAAGTTAGCTAAAAAAGGCGAATATGACAAACAGAATGGACGCCATTTAAACGCCTTTTTTACAGACTATTAGAATTTGAATTTGCATGATATATTATATTGAACGAGCTGCTTTGTTTTGTCTTTCCCATTAGTGGTTGCACTCTTTAGCAAAATACTATCACCAAAATTCTTTTTGATAAAGAGGATAGATTTACGTTCCTCTTCCTGATTCCTTATAGAAGCAAGCCCACCAGCGTTTACAAAAGTGTTCTTTTGCTCAAAATTATACCGCAAATCGGTTAAAACCTTACGTTCTTTGTACTTCATGTAACAAGAAATCCAAAAATCTTCCTTCAAACGTATTTCCTCATTCCACCAAGTGTTTTTGTTATAGATTACTCCATAACTGCAACCGGTTATCATTTTCGAAAGAGAAAGAAAAGCGGATTCATCATACATTACCGGCGATATCCGAGCGGTGAAGCCAAACAGATGTACATCCATCATACTGGCCATCTCAAATAATGACTGAATGATATTAGTTATCTTATCTTTATCCTTTATCCGGCTAGGTTCTCCTTTTTCCACATAAATAGGTTTGCAGGCATGGACATCATCATCAAGCATGAAAAGTTCTCCAAAATGCTTTGCCATCCAATTACGTTTCGGGATGAGGCCCATAACGTCGTCAGGATGAGTTACAATTTCACATTCCGGGTTAAATTGCTGATATAAGTCAGCTTGACTTTCAGCAACGCAAATGATAGGATCGTTCACCAACTTTTTAGCGAACACCCGGTCATGGCGTTTATGACTTGGTATTACTATTTTGCAGGGCATGGCGAACGTCTTTTATATCAATTACATTGGATTTACTTATTTTCCCGGTTTTGTACGACTTCATGTGCTGCATGTCCAGCCTTTCACGAAGCCAGTTGCTATCTACCTCATTACTTGAGGTGATGATAAACAACTCATGTTTTTCGTCATACTTTGGAATGAGAGGATAAATGGCTGTATCATCCGTGATGGCATCGAAGCGCTCTTTAAATTCATCCTCTTTCTTCTCCGGGGCAAATTCGATGCCCCAGTCTTGGAGTTCCGCCTTATTCCACTCGTTTTCCATAACGTCCAAATCATTCTCACCAAAATTGACATTATCTTTAGTGGCATATTCCCTCAACTTCTTAACGGGGGTATCAGGTGCCAGAATTTTACAAGGCAGTTCTTTATAACCTAACTCCTTGCAAGCTCGCAAACGTAAATTACCACAAACAACAATATATCTGCCATCATTGTAGGGAAAAACTATAAGTTCTCGAAGCTCAAGCATCTCTGGCGAATCCTGAATGCTTTTCTTCATCGCTTCAAAGCGGTAATCACGAAAAAAACGTGGATTTTTCGGCAATCCCGTGAGCTGCCCCTTATTAAAATCAAGTAGGCAGACTTGAATAATCTCTGTCATAACTAACTATATTAAAATCAACAACACAAAATCAACAACACAAACAGTCAGTAACAACACCTAATCATTTTTTCTATCATCGAACTCTATCTTATCTTTGATAAGCTGTTCAATGTCCTCACAACCAAATCTTTTTAAATAGGCAACAAGGTAAATTATCATCTCGGCGGCCAATTCTTCATCTTCCGAATATTTAGGAAGATTATCACTCCTATATTTAGAAGCAATATCGAATTTTCTCCAAACGGCTTCAATTCTTATGCTAAACGCTTTTCTTGAGCTATGCTCATTCATCTTAAAGCGCTTCCTCATGATATTCAAGCATCTCTGGGCAAACCTATTCAATGTTATCATATCGATCGGGTTAAATTGTTAGACTATGAATAATCTCACACGATTCTATTAGGTTGGTCTCTGATGCGAAACCAATGAACATATTCTTTATCTATCAGCATACTATTATTTATTTTGAGGGGTCTGTTGTATCTAAATATTTCCTGTACTCTAATTCTGTCTTAGCAAGATTGATTACGGTATTAACCCCTTGGAAAACTTGTTTTGCTTGGCTCACTTTACTAGGATCTTCTTTCACATCCTTAATTTGTTGAAGAACCAAATTCCTCAAATCTTGTAAAATGGTAGGGTTCACTGTAGACACCTTATTCAACCGTTCATTAGCCAACACGACAACTGTGTTTGTTATTGGCCGAAAACGATTCAATTTGGAAGCCAAATCAAACATACTAAATACCAATACTTTGCCATTATTCAAGTATATCTCAACTTCGGTACCATCATCACCGGTACCGTCACAGTAATTGAGAATTACAACTTCTTCATTCTGATAAAGGAATGGTTTATTAACCATTTCTTTCAATCTATCTATTGCTCCATCAGTCATGATTCATTCTTTTTTGTTGCTTTATTAATTTGTCTATTCAAAGCTCCTTTTAGTTTGATTAGGTACTGAACATCTTCCGGATATCGGGCATACAAAGAATTCTCTTTTTTTAATTGTTCAGAACGACTAATCATGTAAAGGTTCTCAATGGAAACGTTTTGCCTGTTGCCATCTTTAAACTGAATATTATAACCAGGGGGGATTTCTCCATTATGCTCAATCCATACAAGCCGATGTTTAAGTTCAAAGACATTCGGTTCGGCAGTTTTCACTTCAATGTAACCGTCACGAGTTATGCGTTCATAACCGACTGGTTTATGATTTTTGGGGACATGTCCTTTCTTAAATCGAGTAGCTTTCGTTTTTGCTAATTGTTCCTCTGACATATATTCCGTTTGCTTACGTCCCTTGTTCATCGGTTGGTGGCCTTTGGGAAAGAAGCTTTTAGAAGCGCATTGAAATTTAAATTCTTTAGATTTAAAGAGCCGTAATTTAAATGCAACTCCATTTACAGCAGAATAAGTGGTACCTAATATCTGTGCTATTTCCTCATTAGTATGATTGGGATACAACTTTTTCAATTTATCAAGTCTCTCACTATTCCAAAACGAGATTCTCGGAGAGCGCCTAAGTTTTCGAATCAAGGCCCTTGTTTTAACAGCACTAAGTGTTTTATCAAGACGCCTAGCAAGTTCTTTTAAATCAGCAGTCGGGTACTCACTGTCAAGTATAGCAAGTTGTTCGCCAGTCCACGTTTTCATAAGTGCGTCAATAAAGAGAGGAAACCACTAGGCTTCCTCTGTGTTATCGTTATTTAGCTCTTTCAGTCTTTCTTTGAGCTTCTTTTCTTTCTTATCATATGAATCCGCAAGTTTCTTAGAGAGCGCTTTGAAATCATCCGGATATTGTTCTGCAAAAAGGATTTTCTGACACTTTTGCAAATAGGAGTAGAAATTCACATTATTCGATGATAAGCATTCAGCAATAAAGGCTCTATACCATTGGTGTCGGTCAGCTTGGTTGTTCTTGACATAATTTACAAAATCACTCTCACCATTCCATTTTTTCAAATTCAGTTTTTCAAGATAAGTACTGCTACAACCGCTAAGAACCAGCACATCAAAAACAAGTTGTTCATTTTCAGAGAATTCTTTTGTTCTCTGATAATATGTTTTCTCTTGCGCCCACTTACGCATTTCTTCAGCAGACTTCTCCTTGACTATATCCTTCGCTCTTTTTAATTGGGCGTTTATTTTTTCCCTTTCTATCTCTTTTAGATCGGCAACGGCGGAAGTAGAGGAAGCCGTTTCTTTTCTAACATAATAGAAACTAACGTTAAATTCGGGAGAATAATGTCCAAAAAATGAAAGACAACGATAAACTTCTCCATCTTCAAGCATTTTCAAAGTGCGTTCATCATCTTCTGAATACCAGCACTTACATCTAAAGATTTCATCAGGATCAACTATTTCAAATCCAAGTTGTTTAACAGCTTCCAAAGTTTTTTCATAGAAAACCTTTCTATCTTCTCCCCAATATGTATCGGGACGTCTAGCGATAATTACTGTTTTTCCAAATGAAAGAGGTTCGCCAACTTTAACAAGATGTTCATATTCTAGTTGAATTTTCCGCGTCACATAAGCAATCTGTTTTTTCTCATAGCAAGCAGCATTGATACATCTAGCATCCTTACTATTCATTTCATAGAACAAACAACCATGATTACACGTATTATTCTCACATTGAGAACATGATTTAATATCAGTATTTTCCCAATTATCGGAATCATCTTTAATCCAAGGTGCGTTACCAAGCTCCATGAAAGAATTACTCACAAATTCTCGAATCATAGCAGTAGTACATTGTTCTTCCTCCTCCTCATGAAACTCTTTTTGAGTATCTTCATCCAATTTAGAAAGAATCATAGCACCGGACAATGGTATATCTCCATTTCTTACCCGCTCTTTTAGTTCAGGAATAAGAGAATTCAATTTAATACGGTCAAAAACAAACCGGGTAGACTTTCCTATTTTAAGAGCAATATCTTCCAAAGTTCGTCCTTTTTCAGCCAACTGCGCAAAGGCAAAAGCTTCTTCGATGGGATCAACATCTTTTCTTTGAAGATTCTCGGTAATCATCGCTTCAAAAGCCTCATCATCTGTCATTTCTCTGACAATGCAGGATATTGTCTGAAATTTTTCCGACTTTTTTCGATGGGCTTTGATTTTTGCAACATTCGCTTCATCTTCCTTTGCTTTCAAAAGTGACACAGCCCGGAAACGACGCTCACCGCAAACAATTTCGTATGTGTAAGGTAGTGGGGTAACATCTCCGGTTTCTAGGTTAGTCATCTCCTCGGATTTAGCAACTCTGACAGTGATAGGTTGCAATAAACCTTGCTTTTCAATGTTGCTTGCAAGCTCTTCAAGAGCTGCTTCATCAAAAGTCTTTCTCGGATTCAAAGGAGAAGGACTGATAAGGTCAATTCTAATGTTTTGTACTTCCATAATTTAATTATATTGGTTTGACTTTTAATTCATTACATCAGTAAAGTTATCGTAAAATGACAAGTTATGCAAACAGAAACTTCGCCATTTTAACGCCATTTTCATGCGGGCTTATTACGTATTTGAATGAAGCCACGTTTTTCCGTTTCCCGAAGCAATTCCATATCTTCCTCACGGATATAACAATCCGTTTCACCATTAACAGTTGTGTGATTAGGAATACCAAAACGCTCCCGTATTCTTCTTTTCACTTCAGGAATATCTTCAAGTTTGATATGCCTAGTGTTCCAGTAAATTGTCACCTTCTGCTTCTTGTTTGCCATTTTCTCTTTTGTTTAGATAAGAGATTATTTCATTTGAGAGACTTAACGCTTTAGCAGCTTCTTCATCTCCTTGCCCAACTCTAAGTTTGAGTTCGTTCCGGTATTCTTCATACGACAAGCCACTTGTATAGTTCACTTCCTCCGACAAATTCTCTTTATGAAAATTCCATGACTGATTATCAGCAACAGCACAACGTTCTTTATTGTATTCACGAAGCCAACTCATGATGACCTGACCATCAATTCTATTATAGATATTGCCATATTTCATTTTCATTGCGTTCTTGAAACACAGTTTAAAATCATCAGTTTTCATATATGGATATTCTTCAATGATTAAATCTACTGTAGTAGCGACTTGTGTAGCCGACATTGGATTACCGACATTGAAAAACTCCAAGGCATCAGCTATCAATATGACCAACACTGCTCTGGCTTGCGGCTCACCAAACTTTCTTATAATAGTGCCAATAGAAGGTTCATCACTTTGAAATACATCTTCAACCTTCTTGGGGCATAGAGCTTTGCAATAGTTTTTCGGCGAGGTCCGTAAGACTGCTAACCGATTCTCTTCTTGTGGCCGCAGTATCAGTTCGTTTTCCATTGTAATTTCCTTCTAAAATTTTAGTAAAATTCGCAGACTTGAATATCCAGTCAAAAGTGCACCTCCAATTTTTATCGTTTTGTCCAAGCAAGAAAGGACTGTCTAAAACCAATTGGAACACATCGAATACAGCTTGCTTCCCGTATTGTGCGACACGTGCTTTAATAGCTTTCTTTCGTTTTGCATCTATGGACTTTATAGCAGGAAGTTTACCTTTAAACGTGGAATTAAAATAATCCATTAGCCCACCCCAATCAATCTTTTCCTCGGGGAACAAAGAAAGCTCGTCTTTCTTTGATTCTCCTTTAGGAGAAGTTTCTTTCTTTTTTAAATGAGAATCATTATCATCTACATAATCATTATCATATTCATTATCATTATCGGGTTTTGTGGGTTCTTTTGGGTTTCCAAATAACCCAGTGGGTTTTGTGGGTTCTTTGGGTTCTTTTGGGTTTTCACTTTTCGGACGTCCCCCCTTAGAACCATTGCTCTTATTCCTTTCCACAATAGACATATACTTTTCAGTATCCCTGTCTATATCTATCTTTATAAAGTTGAAAGCAATATTTGCCATAGGTTTCAACCCCCGAAGATTTCCCGTTGTCGCATACTCAATTATGCTTTCGTAAATCTCCAGCCTGACATCATCCGGCAAATCCTTGATTGCTTCTCTCCACCCTTTATAAAAGATGAATGAATTTCTTTCCATATTTTAAGGGATTGTACTCCGATTAGTAATAAAACTCACAGACCTTTTGCTTCCTTCAGTTTTTTCGCTTCTTCCTTGTAATGAGTAATCAGCTTTTCTAATTGAAAGTCACTAAATTGCTTAGAAACATTTTTCTTGGCTTCCAGGAGTAGCACATTTCGTTCACCATACTTGGCAACTAGACGTCTGCGATAATCCTGAATATTTCCTTCCATGAAGCGGTTACAATGTGAACATTGAGCATTGCAGTTCATTTCATCAAAGCGAGTACTCATGTGTTGGCGGTTGATGTAATGACCGCAATCTGCTTTATTGAAAGGCTTTATTTTACCACATGAAATACACTGAAAATATCCATTAGGCATCGTATCACGATAACGGATGAATAAACTAAATATTCTGTCTAGTTCATTGACAAGATCAGGTTTCTTCTTGACCTTAACACCTTCTACCTCGAAAAGAGGCTTTTTCTTTTCTTTCTTCTTGTAATTTCTCCACATGATAATTAAAATACTACATTGGTTAATTGACGGCCACGACTCATTATACACCATTTTCCCTTTTCAGGCTGTTCTATGCGTAACTCTTCAACACGCCCAAAGCGCCGGAAATTCCCACTCAAATCAACAACCCAACCCTCTTTACCTTGGCAGGGACGAATGACACGACCGACCATTTGATAATAGAGGGAAAGGGATTTGGTTGGACGTGCAAGAACAACCGTATCAAGCTCCGGGTAATCGAATCCGGTTGTAAGTACGCCGACATTAGCAACAACTTTTATTCTTCCATCTTTAAAACCTTTCAGAATTCGTGCCCTTTCTTCCTTTGGAGTAGAACCGCTAACGATCGCACAATTAGGAATTTCGGAAGCCAGTTTTTCAGCTTCACGAATAAACCTCGTGAATATTAAAATACCTTTGCGTGGTATGCCCGATTTGGGGTTCAACAGACGTTTTGTCCATCCAACTATATCTTTGTATATGTCCACACGTTCAAACTCTTGCAGAAGACTTTTTTCATCGTAATCTGCACCAGTAGAATTAGTCCTGACTCTACTTAAATCCAACTTTGTAATATCATAGTATTTCAAACTTGCGAGAAATCCTTTAGCAAGTAGTTCACTCACCTGACAGTGATAAATAACATCAGTGAAAACCTTTGGCCGGGTACGAGTTATAAATTTAAGCATAGCACCACCTCTTCCTGAACATAATCTGTAAGGAGTCGCTGTCAGCCCAATAACTTTCCTTTGCTCATCTTCAAAGAATTCCTTATACATTCCTTTCTCCGGATTCACTAAATGACATTCATCAATCAGAACGTGCTTGAAATGTTTGAAGAAACTCATGTGTTTCATCACACTACCAATCATAGCGAACGTAATACGATTGATATCCTTTCTTCCGGCAGAAGCTGAATAAACTCCACAATCGAATATGCCGTATGATTGAAGTTTCGCAAAATTTTGTTCGAGTATTTCCTTGCTAGGCTGGAACACTATCAGCGGCCCGTCTATCCGTGCAGCTATATTGGCAATGACAAGGGACTTCCCGGCACCAGTGGGAAGAACTATCACGTAGTTTTTCTTTTCCTTGGATTTAAAAACGCTGACCGCTGCATCACTAGCACTTTTTTGGTAGTCTCTTAACTGGTATGTCATAATTTGATGTGATATTTATGAACTTTCGAATGACAGTCACCACAAAGGGTAACGAGACAATCAAGATGTTCAAGTTCATGACCAACGATTGATTTTCCGTTAACCTTGTATGTTTTGTGGTGAATCTCTAAATTGAAGTCTTTACCGCACATCTGGCATTTATGTCCGTCCCTAATACGAATTTTACGCTTGGCTTCTTCCCAATCTGGATTATTCACAAGTCGCTTCACATAGTTGGACTTCCTGCCTTTTTTGTGCTGCAATCTACTCATCGTCTTCCGGTTCTTCTTCAGGAAGTTTATCAGACAGGTCTTCTTCGAACTTGTCCCCATAATCTTCTGTATCATCAATAGGGCGTTCTACTTCAGGATATTCAATACCAAACAAATCAAGCATCGCTTTTCTGTTTCGATCTTCCTGTGCCCAAAGAGAACGTTTGTCCCAATCAGGAATTTTTTCAGCTTTCACAAGCTTAAACTCACCGTTCACCCATGAATAATACAGGAAATATCCATCAAGAGCAAACCGGATCGTATTCTTACTTGAAAGATGATACTCCCTCGTCCCCTTTTTGACCTCGGCAGCCAGGTCTTTAATTTCAGTCTTAATAGAAGCTAACCTGTCTTGAGCATCACTCTTAATTTTCTTCGCACGTTCAATGGCTTCCAACAATTCACGTTCGCGTTTGGGGACCTCATTCTCTTGCTTGATGCAATACTCTTCACGAATTTCGGAAATCTCAAATTCATCCAGTAAACGTTGTGTCACCTCACTTTCAGGGAATGTAGCATTGAAATGCTCATTCACCAACTTTATCAATTCATCTACATTCGTAGAACCCTGAAATAAAACAGGGGGAAATTTTTCCCGAATAGAATCGGGAACTACAAACTCGATTGTCTCGGGTTCGTAGTTTCTCAAATTTGCAATCATAAATTATAAAAGGATTAATTAGTACCGGTTTTGGTACTCATGAATAAAATCTAAGTAATGCTGGTCTTCAGGCAATGGAAGTGTAATACCAAACTCGGTGGCCGCATCTATTTTCACGCTTTCCATGAAATTATGCATCTCTAAAGTATTAAGTTTACTTGTTCCTCGCACAATAGTTTCCACCTTACCATTCACATGAACCTGTTTCACAAGAAACTTCTTACAATACAAGTCATGTATATCCTGAACTCCAGCAGCAGTGCTCCAATACTCTTCACCTGTGTATTCACGCAAACAGGCACCAATACACTGAAACCATTTCCACATGAGAGCATTTTGATTTAATGTTCTCGGCTGTGTTTTTTTCTTAATGGTTACAGTGTATTCTCCATTACGAAGTGTGCTGCACATGAACTCGAAAGACTTATCCATTTGGATTTTGCCATCTTTCTTCGTCAATGTTGCTTCCATAACCTATCAGAATGGCAAATCGTCCTTAGTCGGTGGTGGCGGTGGCGGGCACTCATTCACCGCACTTCGAGTCTGATTATTGGTGTGTTCCGGAAGAGGTGGCGGTGGTGGCGCTTGTTGAGGCTTAACAGAAAGCATCTCCATATTATCAACAAAAAGTTCTGTAATATACCGTTTAATTCCTCTGCTATCATCATAACTCCGAGTTCTTATCTTTCCTTCCAGATACAACTTGTCTCCCTTATGGACATACTTCTCAACAACATCGGCAAGACCACGCCAAACAACAATATTATGCCATTCAGTTCTTTCAGGAACCTGTGTTCCATTGGCAAGGGTATAACCTTTTTCAGTGGTGGCAAAGGAGAAAGTGGCCACTTTAGAACCAGCTTCCAAAATTCTAATATCGGGGTCTTTGCCAACATGCCCGATAAGCATCAATTTATTTAAACTCATGATTTATCCTCCCTTATTGTTACACGGATACTATCAGCTTTAGGAACTGTTTTGATATACTTAGAATATAATTCCGGATAGTCAGCCTGAAACTTTTTAGTATCAAAATTGTCACTCGTAGAAGCGGGTGTATAACTAACTCGCAATCTTCCGGCATCCCATGACTTGACACCATTCTCACGCATAGCAGTTTTCAGTTTTGCCTTATAATCTTTCTGAATCTTGGTTAGATCTGCAAGTTCTTCCTCAATTCCGATTATAGTATTTACAAGTTGCATTGGAATAAGTAACTTGTCATCATCAGGGGCAGGAACAGGAAGAATGGATAGATATTGCTCACCCTTCTTCTCGCATTCCATTAATTTCTTGACTTCTTTATCAGGCTTACGGCTAATTTCAACAAATTCATGTTTATTACCACGCAACCAAGTGCTAAACAATTTATCAACTTTGAGTAATGGATTTTGAAGTTCAAACAGATAAGCATAAATTGACAACTGCCAACTCAAATACTCTTCGTCAAGATGCAGCGTAGTTTTGATGTCACCAAGACAGATTCTACCGGCTTTCTCCCAAACACAATCTATATTCGATGCAAAGTATTCGTTATCAGAAACGGTATATTCATTGGCAAGCGCCTTATATCCGGCATTTACCCTCATTCTGATATAATTCTCTGCTTCAATACTTTCAGGAGGTAAGCCTGTTACATCAGCAAACTGGCATTGAGCATGAATAAGGCTACCCTTCTCTGCAGCTCTCTTCAATACAAAATCGGGGACATCTTTATATTTGTCAGGGAACAACTGCCGGCTAATCATACCGGTTATACCTTGCAACTGTTTTTCACCGAGCATATAAGTGTGGTTTTCCTCATTGAAAACCACACTGGATTTCACTAATTCTATCATTATTATCAATTTCTAGGAGGATACGTTTTCTGCATGTCAATAGTTATGTTTCTGAACTCCTTATTATTGTGAAGTTCGGGATGTTCAGCCCAAACTCTCTCAAGCTCTTCGCGGCTTTTAACACCAGTCATTTGTTTAATTGCACGATCCAGGTCTACACCAGTATATACTTTGCCCGAAGCGTTTGAAGCAGAAACATTGGGAGCATATACTTTTTCCTTTGTATTACCATAAGCAAAACGAACGCGGTTTTTATTGTCCACAATAACAAGTAAAATAATCTCCTTTTGCTCGTTATAACCAATCTCTTTTACACTGAATTTGGTGTATAGAGCAGGAGAACCTGTTTTGCTCTGATATATTTCATTTTTCTCAAGTGGAATCCAAATGAAAGGACCCGTATAAAGTTCACGCCCAATTCCCCAGTTAAATCCTGCACGTTTAAAGGCGTCCGAAGCCTGCCCTTTCTCTTTTTCTGTGCTAGATTCTGTCCCAACATCCTGTTTACTCACCCATTCCTTCTTTTCATTATCCCAAATGGACAACGTACAGAATAGATTCCCATTAACGACATCATGGTGCCGTTTCCAGTTCATTTCTCCGAACACTTCATCAAGTATTCTCATGTCTACTCGAGCATCCTTGTATAATAGCAAGGAGCAGCCCGAACCGTCCGGTTTCATAGTACCAACCATACATTCAATTTCAGAAGCTAGAAGCGGTCTGATAGAATTTTTCTTCTTCTCTTCATTCTGAACCGTTGATACAGTGTTTTTTCTCGCTGTCATAATTCTAATTTAATGGTTTGACTTTTAGCTCATTACATCAGTAAAGGTAATCGTTATTGACAAGTTTAGCAAACAGAAACTTCGCCATTTTAACGCCATTTTCAGGTAGTAAAAACTGCCTGTACGATATTGTACAGGCAGAAAAATAAGAAAATGAATAATCCAATGTACCTTATGGAACGGCTACGCTTTGAAGGGTGTACGGCTCCCTGATTTATACATAATGTAAATGCTAGTGGACGGAACCGGAGTCGAACCGGTCTCACGGAATATTGGTGCACCTCACCGCAGTTTCAACCAACGATATACATATCCGCCCGATTAATTAAAAAGGTGCACTATCTTCACAGACCATACACCCCAATCACAAACACAAAACAAAACTCATGAACTACTATAATTTAATTAGGATCAGAAGGGTGAATGGCGTGGGGATCGAACCCACATCACGCATATCTGCGTATGCTGCCAATTACACCAGCCATCCGTTTAAAGTGAACTATTCTCACGAACCATTCACTTAGAACACAAACACAAAATAAAACACGACATTAACTATTAAATAGCACTCTCACGAGCTTCTTGCTTCCGGATAGCCGTTCAAAGCACACCGGAATAGTATAGAACAATTAAAACTCAAATAACAGGGGCTTTAACCCTACAGCGTCCTTTTCGCTGGCAACATTAGTTAAACATAAAAAGAAAAATTCTCTGTGAAGGAACCCGGACTCGAACCGGGATGATAGATTACCTATGTATGACTTTCTTCAATCTATCTGCATACTTGCGTTTACCAATTCCGCCATTCCTTCAGGTCGTAGCCAGACGCTTCCGGCTACATTGATTGTATATATAATGCAAATATATTTTCACCCTCACGGGTTACTTAACTCTGATTGAGTTGAGCCGGGAAACGGATTCGAACCGCTGACCTCATGTAGAAACATGCGCTCTAACCAACTGGGCTATCCCGGCAGATGCCCGGCGAACCGGGCTAAATAAACATGACAAATACTAAAATTAAGCAATGCAGACCTTCACAGGCTATCTTTATTTTGTTTCCTATCTTCGTAGTATCGAAAACAGATATAATTCACTGATACGACAGTCACCAATACAAAAGCAGCAATAAATTCTTTCTTGCTAACTTCAATGCTATCTATAAGATACAGTGTTGTCCATAAGGCAATGAACATCATGGCATACTGTATCACTTTAATCTTTTTCATTTCTTCCGTTTTTTAGATTTAACTTTCCTTCCCGCACATCGGCAATGAAGTAATACTTGAGCAGCATTACAATGCCACTTGCCGTTTTGGACATTAGTGGGCTTATCACTTTCAATCTTACCCGCTTCTATAAGATTCATCAATTTCTTTTCCCCACCTACGTAATATGCAGACTTATCTTTTCCGAATGTCTCTGTAGAAAACAGACGGAGAATATTATCTAGCAATATTTCAGCCATTTCACCCCTAATAGTTTCCATAGCCTTATATTACTTACTCAACCCGTGTAACTGTAACAATACCACCGTTTCTATCAGACTTAATCCCCCATTTTTTATCAGGCTCCTTCTCCTTTAGCCTGTAAGAAGTCAGATTCAAAAGATACGCCCTTTTGGAAATGGGAAAGTCTTTTTTGTCATCAATCTCCATTTCACGGAGAATGCACATAATACTCTTTTCTTTTTCCATACTGATTGATTTTAAAATAAAAGCTCCCCCGAACCAATTCGATCGGCAGCATCACGCTTTATTCGGAGGATTTACTTAACTTTGGGGTGTATAATCAAAAATTAAGTAATATGAGAGCAGAATTTTACAAAAAACACGCAGAAGATATACTTTCTAACCTTGAAAGCATACGAGCAACATTTAAAGAATTGGTTGATTCTAACAAGATAGCGCCCAAAAGCTATAAAGATAGTACTCCAGGAACAAATGATGTATATTCATGCAAATTCAAAGAAGTACAAGATGATTTCATCAATCTTGTACATGCTTTTGACCAAGAAATGCCATTTTACAAAAAAATGATGTCAGAACCTCGACCTCGATTTGATTCAGGTTTTTTAGATCATTATTACAATGATGATTGCAACAAACTCAAATCACTCATAGAAAAATTCATTCATTATCTCTCTTTTTATCTCGATTAAACCCGACTTTACAATCTGCATAATCCCGAAAAGCTTTCTGTATCATAGCAGGAAGCTTTTCGGCTACTACTTTAGCTGATTTTATCGGCATATTCTCTACACTTAATGAGAATGTGGCATCTTCCAAATTCTCATTCCTATCGTTTTTAATTGTTACTTGAATCATAAATATGTTGATTAATTAATGGGGCTACTCAATGAGTAAGATAGTCCAATAACCGTTCCCAATCAGACTCATCGCCTGACCCACATTCATCTTTGAAATGAGTGACACACCACAATCGGATGCGCCACTCTTTCAAAGGTGCGTTAATTACAAAAGAGACTGCTTTTTGGTAATCTCCATCGGGTTGCATTTTCTTAACAACTCGCATCTTAATCATTCGGATTAAGTATTTCCAAATAAACTTGGGTAATTTCATTATTGAATTATTTTCAGAAAATCAGGAGCAATACCATAGAGCGGTGTTTTTCCATCCCATTTATCAATAAACTGCTTATACAGGATTTCTTTAGTCAACCCTTTCGATGTAATAAGAGCCTGTTCCGTTTTCAATCGTTCCAATTCATTTTGTTTCTTCTGCTCTTCAATTTTCTGATCGAGAACAGATATATTGGTATTTACTTCATTGCGACTATCAATCTTATCACGAACAGCTCTTGAAAACTCCAACTGTGCAGAAAAAGTAAGTAATTGTAATCCTCGTTTATCAAACTCTTTATCTACTATTTGCTCCAGTCTCTTTTCAAAAACTAACGAACCACCATCCGCCATCAGGCTATCAGTCTTATGTTTTCGGCTTTCCTCCTTAATAAGGTCATAAATACGAGGTTCCAAGATATTATCTTCCAACGATTGCATAAAGCCATCCTTTCCTGATGGAGTATCGGCTTTATCAATATGCTTGTTGTCAAATACAATATCAATAGCCCTATTTTTCATCACCTTATAGGAATAAGTCGGACGTGCTGTAAACTCCGTATTGTCAGCAGCCTTTAATGTTACTGGCTCTGCGAATTCTCCACGTTGGTCAAACAAAGGAACTTGAAATAGCTCCGTACCCCATTCCCATGTAGATACTTTGCCCGAAACTACCTTAAAATCATCTTTCCCCTGTTTACCGTAATTCTCCATGAGCACACCGGCATAATTAGGAGCAACTCTTTCACACGATGCAAATAAAATAATGGCAATCAATGCCAAAAACAGACAATCAATCTTTCTTCTCATTTTTCAGTGCTTTTATTAATTTATATGTGACAAAAAATATCGTGAACAAGATTACACCCACACCTATCCACGCATTTACATGATTAAATATTCTATTTCCAACAAATAGACCGATGATGAACATCACAATTAGAGTTATGTAATTCTTCATAATAATACGCTTAATATTAATTGATTAATAAATTTCCCCCGTTCCAAGATTATTCGCTAATAAAAAAGGAACGGGGGATTTTCTTATTTTTGTAGAACCAACTTAAAAAATAAGAAAATGAACAAATTTATTGAGATTACCGAAAACGGTAAACGCATCCTTATCAATCTAGGATGTGTTATTAAAATTGAGGACCATAGAAAACAGTGTATCCTACATTTCAATTATTGCTTTCATATCTCTTCTTTATTGCATCCAACTTATCTGAAAATACTTGTAAGGCATTCATTAATATCCGGAACATTCCGTATGTAAATAGAGCACTTACCGCACCGAGGACAAATGAAGCTGTTCTTTCTTCAAAATCACTCAACGTAAATGTTGTAATAAAAAAGTAACACGAAGAAACAATAGAAGCGAGTAACATAAGCACCGCTCCTAATATTATCCCAACTATTACAAACTGGAAAAACCTTGTCATAACTCTATATTCTTTAATTAAACATTGAAGCGATGGGCGGATTCGAACCGCCGACCTCTGCTTGTGGTGCTCTTCCGTTAAGCTAAGAGTATTTCTTGAGAGACTCGAACTCTCAACCATCCACCACACACAGCGCTCTAACCTGCCTGAGCTACATCACCTTTATATACATAAAGCAAATACCTCGATTTGCCGACAAACGTCTAACTGATTTAGTTTTACAACGATACGGCTTGACCATTAACCACAGCATTATATCGTTGAGAAGCCCGCCTACGTCAGTAATCCCTTTCGGCACGTGTCGGCTTCCAAAACACCATTTTACCAATATGTCAAAGAACTCTTCTCTGTTGTTCCCAGTCTCCCTTCAAGGGCAGGCTCAAAGACCGGACTGGGTACCGGATAACCGGCGGTTTGGTTTGACTTTAGTGAGGGTTAGAGAATACTTTGGTTGTTCTTCAAAACTATATCCATTAAGTTTCTTTGCGATTCAATAAATTTCTTCAAATCATCACATTGGGAAACTTTCTCTCTATAAAATCCACGTTCTGATTCTAAATCTCGTTTGAGTTTTTCATTTTCACCTCTCAAAGAGTTGATCAACGCGTCTCGTTCTTCAATCACAGCTTCATATTTGTCTCGCTGTATTTCTAGTTCGGTTCTTTTATCCATTGTTGTATAATTTGATTAATCTCCGACGTAATGTGCACCGTAATGAGTACTATTTGGGTTGTAGTAAGCGGAAGCGGGTATATTAAGATTATTGTACCCCTCATGCCTTGTAGCTTTAGCCGCTTTACTCATTACCTCGTTTCTTTCTGATAAGAATTTATCCGTTCTTGCTTTCATGGCTTCCTGTGAGAAATTTTCTTGAAGTTTAGCAAGTCTCCAAGTAGCTTTCAGAACCTCTCCAAAAGTTTTTCCCTGCTTCTTGCCTGAATACTTATAGGTTCTATGAGCATTTCTCATTATTTCGGATAAATCAAATCTTTTCATGTCTGTCACATTTATTTGGTTTCACATTTGTTTTATCAATCATTTTTTATACTTTTGGAGTATTGATTGATTGATGATGCAAATATATCCTCAAATGTGGATATATAAAAATTTAAAACCTATTTTGTATCCCCATTTGTGGATATTTAACTTTTGATTGATTATGATAAACAGAATTAAAGAAGTAATAACCTATTCAGGGCTATCAGAGAGGGGATTTGCTATTAAGTGTGGATTAAAGCCCACAACTATTAATAATCAACTGATAGGAAAAAGAGAAATTAGCCTTGCAACAATAATAGCAATTTCATCCTCATTTGAGGAAATTTCCGCTGAATGGTTGTTAAGAGGAACTGGTTCCATGCTCATTCAAAAAGAAGAAACAGAACCAGGAATGGACAAATTGAAAAGTATTGTATATACCATAGCCAATTTGCAGGATGAAATCAATGAGAAGACAGTGCTTACCCAACGGCTTTTGGAAGAAAACCAGAAATTAAAGGGTGAACTAGCTATGTTGAAGAATGAAAGAAATATAGGATAAGCCGTGAAAAGGACATATCATAGCATTTTAAGTATGCGCCAAATTGAAACAGTAGAGCCTAATTATTATATAGCTAACACTATAATTTAATTCATACATATGGCAAAAATAAAACAAGATAGAGAGCTTTTAAAAATTATAGATGACTATAAAACTTTCATTAATGCTGAAAAGAGAATTAATGCACCAATCATTGTTTCTGAACCTAAAGGAAATCATGGTACATCTCTTTATACTAAAAAACATCTTCACTCAGAGTTCCACTTCGGAAATACCTTCATGACTTGTGAAGTACGAAATGGAGATAAAACAGATTGTTCATTCCAGATAGTTTCGGATAAATTCAAAAAAGGAGTAGTTATCCGCTATGACAGTGGTGGAGGTACTCATAAAAACGAAGTTCCGTTTATACCTTTAGCTGAGCAAAGTGTTACAACTCCTCATTTTCACAAATATGATGATAATGGATATTTCTTAGCCTATAAAACAGACTTATTGAATAATCCCAAACAAGCTGAGCATTTATTTGACATTGACTTTGGTTTTCCTTACTTTTGCCAAGAAAGTGTGATCTACACTAATGATGAGCATGAATTACCTGAAATACAAGTATTTCGAGAAGGCTATCTTCCTTTCGAAAGAGAAGACAAAGACCCACTTGAAGGAATAAATTTTTAAGAGATGGAAAAACTTATTGAATATATCATCAAATCCTACAATTCTTTATGGAAAATAAAGAAACATGGAAATACTTTTGAGATCATAACACCGATAGCAACAACAAGTAATATCTTTGTTTCCGTCTTTTTAACTCGAAGAGGAGATGATTTTATTGTTACTGATGGTGGTTGGATAGACAGTGGTATGTATGAATGTGAAGCTAATTCTGATGACATATACTATTTCAAACTATTCCAGTATTATTTAGAAGATTATGAAATAGATATTTTAGAACATGCTGGCTATCATTACTATTATAAAAAAATAGAGAAAGCAGAGCTAGTACCAAATATAGTATACGACTTGTCCAGTTTCATTAATGCCGTAGTTAGTGCATCTTTTATCTCTTTTGAAGAAAAAAAGGAAAAAGAACAAATTGGTAGATTTAAAAGGAATGCCACTAATTTCATACATAACCTTGTAGATAAGGAACACTTAAAAACCAACTACTCTATACATGAAGGATTAGCAATTAAATTCAATGCTGTTGTTCTTCGAAATAATAGAATGACGCTTATTAATTACGTTACAGGTTCTAATGATACAAATTTCATATTAAGTTTAGGGCGTTCTAATTTGAATTATGATGCAGTAGATGCACATGCCATCAATAGCCGTATCAATCATAAAATAACTCTAATAGATGATACTACAAAATCTATTCAATCTCCTAAAATTGCTCCTTACTTAAAGTCTATTGAAACCAAATCAGGGCGTACGTATTTAAAATGGCATGAAAAATCCCATTTAAAAGAATTAGTGGAATAAATTACGCTTTATAAATAAAATATGATTCTTAAACAATGATACAAACTAGAAGTAAACACTATATATGGAACTAAAAGAATTTATAAAAGACACAGTTACTCAAATAGCAGATGCAGTAACAGAGTTAAATGGTGGAACATCAAAATATCCACTAACCATTAATCCTATTGGTGATATAGGGAAACAGGATTCAAATTACATAGAGATAGCGTCAAAACATTGTTATATCACAAATATTGAATTTAATCTGTCATTGACAACATCTGACAATAAAGGAAACAATACAAAAGTTGGTGTGTTTGCAAGCATTATAGGAGTAGGTGTATCTTCTAATGAAGATGCACAAAATGGATCTGTAAGCAGAATAAAGTTCTCCTTACCCATGCTTTTACCAAACAAGGAAGTTTAAAATTATTAAGGCAATTTTCCTTCTTTGATATATTTATATGTATAATCAGCCACATTAATGAAAGAACTGGTTCCATTCACTTTTGTGACATAACCAATGCAGCGTTCTCTTAAAGCTTGGTCTTTTTTAAGTTCTCGACGAACTTTACGTTCTTTCATCCATTTTTGGATGCTTCTAAAAAACATTTTCATAAACGCACTATTTTAGTTTGACAATGCGCAAATATAATATTTAAAGTAATATAAAATATGAAATATAGAAATCTTGATAGTACATAAAACATCAAATGGTCGAATTATGGTCGAACCATAAAAAAAAGCAGGACTATATAATTGATATACAGAATATACAACTAGATTTCCAAAAATGTGTCTAGTTTAGTTTTTGTGTTAATAGCTCCCTCGTCAGCGGACGAACTAGGGAGCTATTTTTATAATTGATATACAACAAACTATTAAATTCAAATCGAGCCCTTTCTTTCTTAATGAGTATTTATCATTGAAAGTTAAAACGTCACTTTTGACGTTATTTACATTGCCGCAACCGTACTGCGGCAATACATACTAATTAAATAGAATTTAAACATGGCTAATCTATTTATTTTATTACCAGTCATATTATATCAAAAGAAAACGAAAAAAAGTGGCTTGATCATCATTTGAATAAAACTGGAATCAAGTCACTTTTAAGACCTTCTGATGAAAATAAAATGTTTGCATACCAAATAAAAACGACTTTCTAAAGAAGGATTTGGAAGATGAAACAATACTACAAAAAACTTAAAATTTAAACAGCTAATTTTACTACTTGAATTTTAAATTAGGTTATTATAGAATTCACCATACGTTTCTCCCATATCTATAATATCAATGTCATTTATACGATAAGAAATCGAAAGAACATCTGGGTCATAATTAATATTTATACATTGATCTTTTTGTAACTTTACATGTTTTGAGAAAGAAGCAGATGTATTATATCTTGCATTTTTACAGCTACAAACATAAACATTATAAAATACATTAGAAAAAGCTTCTCGATATTCAAGTTCAACCCCTCCATTTCTATCAATATTACATGTTGTAATTGGAGAATCCATTCTATCATAAACTTCCTTTATAATATTCCACATTTCAATTGTTAAATGTGAGGGAATATTCCACTTTGTAGCATACTTGTTAAATGAAGACATACATTTTGCAGCACAACTCATCGCCTGTTCTTTATTCATAGCATTAAAATTTGATTTATTTTTCAAACGTACTAAATAGTTTCGTTATTAACAAGTTAAAGGACTTTTTTTATTCTATAACATGTGTATTCTAAATTTATACCAAGAATCTAACTTACTTTGTCATGGATTAGAATAAATCAAAGAACTATTTTCCATAGATTACAGGAATATTATTGCACAAAATATACATATTTTCCATAACTTTGCAGCGACAAAGGATCACACAAATGGAATATAGCGTAGAAGAACTAAAAAGTGCATTAATAGAGAAATGCAAGAGTGAAGGTATCCTGTATGCAACGGTTGCAATGGACCGTCGTACTAAAGAAATGATTCTTCCTGATACTTTACAAGGAGCTCTGAAACATCCGGAATTCTTCGTATGTACCTGCAAGAAAGTAAAAGACCAATATGTAGTGGAGGAGATTACTAAAGTGTAA